GTTAGAGCCACTGTGCCATCATTGACGTCAGCTAAGTCGGCCATTATCTCACGGAACGCATTGTTCACATCAGATGGGTACATCAAGTTTTCACCCAGAGGCACATCCTCAACATCGGTGTTGTTGGCCGCTGTGTTGTCGTACTGAGTGATGTTTGACTTGGTCATATTAACCCTCGATTAGTTTTGGCGAGCGGCCCTCTGCGGCTGCAACCATAAGCTCTGTGCTTGTCTCGTTTGCCTTGACCATCTCATTTCGGAAGCTCTCAATAGCCGCGCCCGTGTGATGTGTCTGCCTTCCATTCTCAAGGAGAAGCAGCGGTATCATGTTTATAGCACAATTCCACTCGGATGCGTCTTCACCCGTTTGTGGGTTCTGCCCACGAATTTCGGTAAACCAAGCGCAATCAAACTTCTTGCAAGGCTCGAAGTTGTTGATAGGGCAATTGGCTTTTACCTCCAACTTCATGGCTTAGGCCTTGGTCGCAATAATAATATCAACATACTGAACATCAAGGTTCATTGCTGTTCCAGTAAATGTACCTGTGGAGCCCTCATGATAATGCATTTGCCCACCACCCTCTTCTGTTGTCGGGTGAAGCGAGCCTGAAGTGCTAATTGGGCGACTCATTTGTGCGCCATCCGAAGCTGAAATATTAAAGGTTTGTTGCCTCATGTTGTGACTGTGAGCAGGCATCTGCAGCTGTGTAATAGCCCAACCCGCTACATTAACAGTAATTGTACCCGCTGGAGTTTGACTTGCAAATGCCGTTTCAAACGCCACGGAGCCGCCAGTACCAACCGTTCCGTTGGTGATGCGGAGAGCCTTGTCGTTGTGTGTTGTGTCTTTTGTCCAGCCCGTGGGAGCGGCAGTCTGATTGAACAGCATCTTCGTGCCAGACGGGAAGGCGTCAATAACCACACTGTTGATTGTAGCCGCATCAAAGTCGGGAGAGACAAGAGAGATGGTGCCGTCATTGACATCAGCCAGGTCAGCCATCACTTCACGAATTGCGTTGTTAATATTCGCGGGGCTACAGCCCTCGTCAATGTTTTGATTTTGCACGTCTGTGTTGGAGGCAGCAGTGTTGCTGTAATCTCTGATACTATTTTTAGCCATGATTTATCTTTCCGAATACTACCTTGGTGAGTCAAGGTCTTCCATTAACGAAACACCCGCCTTAGAGCCAGCTACAGAGCCTGCGCTAGTTCCAGCAAGACGAAGCGTGTTTGCCACCCTGTAGGCAGCACTCAAGGCCGCAGCATACGCGCCCTTATCTTTAAGCGCTCGCTCAATAACGTCTGGGTTCTCCTCAAGTAACAACTCAACAACCCTCCGGCTCTGCGTATCGGAAAACCTTCCACCCAAGTCCCCAGCCAATCGACGTAACAGCCTAGCGGTGGCCATTGGGTTGCCGTACCTAACCGCCTCAGCCACGTCGGTCGCAACATTACCCATTCCACGAGTCTGCTGCCTAGATGTGCGTTCCTGAGTCCGCGACTGACCAAGCTCTGCGGCAGTGAGTTGTGATTTCCTAGCTTTATCAAGCATGTCAACCACCTCATCATATGAGTCCTCTGGAAATATGGTTCGGAATATCTGAGCTTCTTTTCGGTCCATATTTGTAAGTAAGTTTGGAAGCGATACGCCTGAGCCTTGACCGCCTTTGCGGCGCATGGCATCGGCAAGACCAGCGCGAAACGCAGCAAGAGCATCACCACCTGCCGCCGAGATGTCTTCAAAAGCAATCTCAACTTCATCAGCAGACTTACCAAAAACCTTTCGGCCAGCCTCAAAGTGTTCGGCATTTTTCTGAATCTGAGACCACACCGCACGGGTCTGAGCTAAATCAGGGGATGCATCGTCAATCAATCCGCGCAACACCTTCTCGGTTGCGTCGTATCGTTCGCCAGCCAATGCCATGTCAGATTTGTAGAAAGACCTAGCCTTGTTGGCGATTGCTCGACGGATATACTCGGCCTCACGCAGAGTTGGAACCCTGTTTAGCTTTACCAACCCCCTGGGGCCGACAGTAAACAGGTCTCCCTTGAGTACCTTCTTCAGCTCAGTGAGAGCCTCTGGCGCGTCATTTAACGCCCTTTGTATAGAGTCCCTAACGGGAGCTTTTAGTTTTGGCGCAGCATCAAATGCCTCGTCATAAGCCGCGCTTGCATTTTTCTTGGCGGCATCGACACCCTTACTTATGTTGGCAAGGACATTTTCGTCGGTGCTTCCAGTTAGTACTTGCTGCGTTTTGCCTAAAGCTCCGGTGCGAGCCTGAACAGCCCTCTCCCGCATCCTAGCTCTCTGAGGGTCGCTAATATACTGCGCGTACGCGCCAAGCTCCCTACGCAGATTCTCGCTTATGTCAGCAGGTATCATGCCCCGCCGCGCAGCATCAATAATTTCCTCAACGCTTGTTCCGCTTTTGTTGGCAAGCTCTTGAATCTCAGCCTCAACCGCACGGGATGCCCTGTCGCCCCTCACTCGGCGCACACGGTCAACAAGACCGCCCAAAAGACCAGCAGCCTCTCTAACTACAGTCCCGCCTACGGCACCGCCTACGCCACCAAGCGCCGCACCGAGGGGCGCATCTTGCAGACTCCTCAGCCCCTCACGCTCACTTGCTCCGGTTGCGTAAACAGCACCCTCAGCAGCGCCCAAACCCGCCATTCGGGCGGCAGCAGCGCCACGACCCATCGTCGCCGGAATAGAAAGCCCACCAGTCAACAAGCCGAGGCCAATGGCTGAAGCACCCGCCCCGCCTAATTCAGTCGCAAATGAGCGATATGGGTACGCCTCTCTCGCGGCAGCAATATCTCGGCGGATTGCATCACGCTCTGCCTCATAATCACCCTTCATTCCACCTAGGGTTTTAAAAAAAGCTTCAATCTCATCCCCATGACCCATCAGACCGCCCTGACCCAAGCCAATGCGGAGGGTCTGCGGGTCTACAGGAACCTTGGGGGTTTCATCTGTGGCTACCGGCGTTTTTACCAGCTCAGAAAGCTCGCTCTGTGTAAGTAGTCTTGGGGCCATTATTCGTTAATCCCTACTTTACCGTTTAAGACAAAATAGCTACCAGCCGGAAGGCTTTCAGCGTCACTCATACTTGCCACGGGATACGGGAAAGATGAAGAGCCAGCATATTTAGAACTGTATCTGTTCACGACGCGACTAGATTTTAGCCCATAAGATGATGCCAGATTCTCGTATTTATCTTCGACTTGAGTCTGTGCGGCCTGCTTAGAGGCAAACTGATTTTTAGCAGCCTGCAAGAAGTTTTTGCGCTGTTCGGGGCCAAGGCGCTCACCGTTGATAAGTTTGTTATATGTGGTGACAATGCGAGCTGGAATACCGGCAGTCTGTTCCGCTGTGGCAAACTCACCCTCACGGACAACGGATGTCGGGTCAATGGTCTTCATGAAACCAAAGATAAGTGCGATGTCATCAGCGCCGGTGGGGTTGACGGCGTTGCCGGCGGCCAAAACTTTCTCGTAACCCTCGGCAGACTCTCTATACGCCTTGGATAAGGTGTCATAGTCTTTGCGAAGGTTGCGCTCTTGCTCAAAACCTGTCTTCAAGTCTGCCTTGCCGGTTTTAGCTAGGTCTGCTGCAATCTTCGCAAGGGATGCATCGGTTTGCAATCTTTCGAGCATTGGCCTCTGCATAGCAGCCTGCTCCTCAGCGCGAAGCTGTGGTAGCTGTGCCGCAATCCCAGCAGGTGTCACGCTGCGAAGCAAGTGTATGTTATCCAAGGTGGCAAGCTGCGGAGTGTTCATTCTTGCCTGTTGGTAGAATCGGTTTGTGTCGGCCATACCCTGGACCAAGCTAGGAATTACCCTGCGAAGCAAACCCTGCTGAGGTTGCTGCTGCTGCTGGGATTGTAACAATCCGCCATTTCTATTTGAATTATACATATCTAGTTTGTTCCAAATCCGCTAAAGTTCATCGGCTGATAAGTTGGCATCTGAGGCATATATGAGGAAGTGCTTGGGGTTCCAAGGTTCATAGGAACTCCAGGACCAGGCGCCAAAGGAGGAGGGCCTGAGTTGCGATTAGCGCCAACATATGCACCTGCACCCGCAAGCAGACCTTGCGCTAGGATGTCTCCCGTCGATGCTTGAGGAGTTCCGTAGATAGGCTGGGTGCTTTCAGAGCCGACATTTAAGCTGCGGGCAATATCAGAGCCCCTCTCTAGGGCAGTGACATCTGCTTGACGCAATGCATACTCCTGACTTGGCAGTAAGTTCCCGAACTGCATTCCACGACCAATGTCTGCGTATCCTGCGGCATCCACCTGGCCAGAAACATCCACACCCTGTGAAAGCTGGTTGGCCTGCTGCGCGGCTGTATTAGTAAGGCCGCCTGCTGCTGCCAAAATATTTGTCGTATCATCTTGACGCGCCTGAAGGGCCAACGGAGAAAATGCACCAACAGATGCATTCGCCAAAGAATCTGCAAAAGCGTTACTACCCATTCGACCACCCTGTGCGAACTGAGATACGGTTGGCATCATTGCCCTGTCAACAGCTCGCTGACTGGCCGCCAAAAACTCTGGGGATGACATGGAGGCGCCCATTTGTCCAACGCCCCTGTAAAGTTCGGCGGCCTCTTGCGGCAACTGGCCCCTTAACAAAGTGGAGGCAGCCTGCTCCTGAAGGCCCCCAAACTGACTACCAGCAGCGGCTTCATCCATGCCCTTCTGTATCAGGTCCCTCTGATATTGAGAGTATGTCTGAATATCACTTAAAAGACCGCGGCTTTGAATACCCTCAAAGTCCCCAGCCAATTGGGCGTAAGAGCCCTGCAGCTCCTGCATTGGGCGAACGCTTGTTGTCCCCGTTCCAACTTGGCCCGCGCCCTTACCCGCCTGTGAAGCGCCGTATATTGTTGATGCTGTGGTTACCGCTGTTGCTGCCCAAGTCATATCTAATTCCTAATTTCCGATAACAGTCTCTCTAATTCAGAACTGTCTTTGGGGTTTAAATTTACTTCATCAAAGCTCTTTGCCATAACTTCCTCTTCAACGTCTTTTATATTTGTGGACTCAGACGGGTGAACGGTAACAAAAAAACAATCTTCGTGGACGTAAACTATACGCTTTGTCCCAACTTCTGTAATAGAATAGTAGGGTGCTTTCACTCTTTTTGTAACACCTTTTTCAACAATTGTCACATCCCCCTCCAGCAAAAAAATAGGATGATTTGTGTTGTGTATTTTACTTACAATTATGTGATTTGCAGGGGCCCTAAACTCTCTGATATATTGCTTCTCAGTAAAGTTGTGCTCTACTGGCATGACGACATTAAGCATGTTCTCACCCAATGCGTCGTCGCTGGACTCAACCTGTTTTTGGAACTCATCTATGTAGCCCTGCCAAGCCTTATCCGCTTTTTCGCGCTGCATAAAATTCCAAACGGTTTCGAAGTCAAATGGGAACTTACTCTGGTCTCCACCCAAGGACTCTTCAAAACCAACTCTAGCTAATTCCTTGCTATCCATTTCATATCCCCT